GAATTGGTTAATATATGCCTGGTAGTCAGCACCATCAGGAAGATCTGCTTTACCATCTTTAATTGCTTGGTGCAACCAAGTTGTAATAACATACTTACACCCATTTTTTGGTTGTCTTCCTTTATGTTGCCAATGATGACCTGATGGGAAAAATGCAATCTTCCCTGTTTTAGGTACTATTTTGTGCCAATAGAAATCAGTTTCTCCTTCTTCAAATTCATCATTAAGATATATTAGACAACTGAAAGCTCTTTGTCTACTTTTTCTATCATCATCCAATCGATCAAAGTGCCATTCAAAAAAACCATCATCAGCATCATACTTTACAATAGTATATCCCTCATCTTCATATACAAAGTTTTCAAGTAAATTTGTTGGAACATCTAAATGTCTATAACCTGGCATATCTTTATCTTGATTTTTTTGCCATTCATCATCAAACATTTTACCAATGTCCCAATGATATTGAGCAAAATATTGATTGATTTTTTGTTCAATTAAACCATCAATTGGAGCATCAAAAGGTATATGTAGTTGATTAGACTTTCTGCCCTGTATATCAACTGAGTGTAGTGTAGCATGATTTTGAGCAGAATAAACCTGAGAAGCACTAACGTATTCTAAATTGTCTTCATAAAATTCAATGATTAAATCACATTCATCTTTTGTAAATGCAACATACTCTTTTATATAATCACTTAATAAGTTCATGCTGTTACAGATTCAAATGGTTTTCTTTTTGGTTTCTCTTCTATTCTACCATAATCATCTTCAAGACGCACTATATCTTCTTCTTCACACTTTCCTCTTTGAACTTCTATGAATACTAACCCGTCATCTCCAGCAGTTGCCCTGTGTATATTTTTTGGTGGGATGTTAAATCGATCACCAACACGACAAGGTTTTGCATATCCAGAAGTATAAACAACACCAGATCCCTGAACAATAACCCAATCTTCCCAACGATGATTGTGATATTGCAATGAGAACTGTTGATTGGGATTTAAAGTAATTCTTTTTACTTTATATTCAGGTTCAATAAGTAGAACTTCATACATTCCCCAAGGTTTTTTCATCTCTGTTTGCTGTTTCATTATATAGGGATCGTTTATCAAGATCCAATTTCTTTTCAAGTGCTTCTAATCTTTCTATTATTTCGTCGTATTTTCTATCAGTATGTGAATAAAAATCTCCTGACATAATCCTCCTTAGTCTTGTTTAATATCAAAGTGCCACTTAATATGTTTGATGTAGTCAAATGTACATGACAAATCTGCATCACAACTTATATCATACTTCCTATCACACAAGAAATTTCTTAACTCTTGAACAGAGTTAAAAGTACCTTGTTCATTAAAATGCTCATCAAAGAGAACGTAACGCATAGGAAAATGGAATTTCTAATATTTATTGTATCAGGATTTCCTAACTTTGTCAACTTTGCATATGTTGTATCATTTTTTCAATTTCATTTAAACTATCTCTAAGTTTTGTATTTTGTCCTGATGCAGAATCTAATTTTTCATCTACCAAATCCCATCTCCATTTCTTCATACTCTTAGAATACCATAGTTTAATGTTCATGCTCCTCCTCGTTGTTTACGCCCCAGATCTGAATAGTGTACCTTAAATCAGTTGTATATGGTGACACCGATGTTACCATGTGTTTTTCCTTATTATCATTTATAACCATTGTATTATGCTCTGGTAATAAAGCAGTCCACTCAGGTCCTGGTTTCTCTTTATCTTTATATAGAAAAATTCCACCATTCTCAGGTTGCCATGTATCATTTAGATATATTGTTGCACCAAATACTTTACCACTATCATCATGAACAGCGATACCAGAATGTTGTTGCCAAACATAGTATTGTAATATGTACTCTTCACATTTTGGTAGAAATGATCCAATCTCTACTAAAATTCTTTCTTTTATTTGTCCATAAATTTCTGCAGATAAAACACATCCAGAAAAACCTTTTGTCAATCCTGGTGTCCAAGCAAAACTAGCTTGCCATGCATGATGTGCATGAAGATCAGTTACTTCTACACGAATGTCTTGAAGTAATTTATCGGTTAATACTTTACTTAAACGTTTCATTCAAAATTACCATAATCTTTTTTCATATAGCGTCCGAGGATGTTGCTATTATAATACTTTGGTGTCCCGTCGTCAAGTGATTCTGTCAGGACATCATTAAGAAACAGTTGTCTTGTCTCTTCGTAGTTTACTTTTCCAAGAGTTGTGTGGAGGGAGATGATTTCTCTTCTGAAATTATCTCTACCGTATTCTTTAACGTCTGATTTAAGTTCGTCAGAGCTTCCGTAATACCGCTTCCAGTCAGACTCTGACGTAAGACGTCGCTTGCCTCCTTTAGGTTTTCGTTTCTGTACGAAGTACTTTCTTCCGATGTATTGCTTACCGTTCTTTGTATTTGTAATCCTGTAGACAAAACCGAAGAAGTTGCCAATATCATCAGAAGTGAAAGGTTTACCCTCATATAACCAGGGGTTTTCGTAAACTCCTCCTTCAACCATTTAATCATATACCTTGATCTTTTTGACTTGCAAAAAATTCTTTCAATGATGATTGTAATTGACCTTCATTTTCTGAATAATTATCTGAATATCCTTTCATTTTCTTCCATTCATTATGTAATGCACCCAATAACCATGCTTGAGAAAGACTCTTAGGTCCGTTCTCAAGTAATTCAAGATATCTTTTATTACTGGTAAAAGATTTGTACTCTTCTCTCCAGTTAGAATCGTCGTAAAGTGGTTTTGTCATAGCGAAAATCCTGAGAATGTGTCTTTTTTGACGTCTTGTTTGATACCACCAACTAGGTAGTTCTCAACTTCAGTCTCTTGAGGAGCAACTTGTAATCCTTTTGATGAGATCCAATGTTGTGTCCATGGTAGAGGATTGTTTCTAGCAGCAATATCGTATTGTGGTTTGATACCAATTGCTCTCATACGGCGATTGGCAATCCATTCAATATACTGTTGCAATAATTTATCGTTTAGACCGATCATAGATCCATCTTTAAACAAATAGTCTGCCCAACGCTTTTCTTCATTAACTGCTGCATCAAACATAGAGATTACCCATTCCTCTTCCTCTTGGGCAATCTGTTTCATTTCAGGGTCGTCCCCTTCTTTCCACTTGTTGAGGATGTTTTGAGTAATGACAAGATGGATATTTTCATCTCTGGCGATAAGAGAGATAATCTTAGCGGATCCTTCCATAAGTTTGAGTTCGCCAAACGCAAACGAGCAAGCAAACGATACATAGAATCTAATACCCTCCAGGATATTTACATTGGCAATTGCTCTATATAGTTTCCTTTTTAGTTCGTATCGTTCTTGTTTGAAATGACCTGCACCTTCTTGAGCATGTCTCCATGCTGCAGAAGTTCCATATTCTTGAGCAGAATTAATAAAGTCATCATAGGAATGAGTGACAGTCGCAGAGCGTTCAAGTATTCTATCATTATCTAAGATTTTGTCAAATACTTCACTAGGATTTGCATACACATTTTTGATAATGTATGTGTAAGAACGACTATGGATCATCTCCATAAAACCCCAGACTTCCATACATGCCTCTAGTTCTGGTAAAGAACAATATGGAATGAATGCCATGCCAGGACCACGACCCTGTACAGAGTCAAGCATGATCTGATACTTTAAGTTAGAAGTATAGATATGTTTTTGTTCTGGACGAAGAGTTTGATAGTCACCACGATCTTTCTGTAAGGAAACCTCTTCTGGTCTCCAGAAATATCCTAACTGTTGAGTAGTAATTCTATCAAATACTGGATACTTATAACTGTCATAACGTTGAACTCCCAATGGTTGTCCAAAGAACATTGGTTGTTTCTTAGTATCTACTTGTTCGGTATTAAATACCGTCATCCCCTTTATCTGGGTTTCTTTTTTCTCTGTCAACTTAAACTGAACAGGATTCACACTCTCCCTCCTCGGCTTGTTCTAAACTGTTTAAAAGATTTTCTAATTCGGTATTTGATGTCTGTGGAACCTCAACAACCTCATCACTTTTCATATCGTGAGTATTTTGATAGTAACTGGTTTTCCAACCGTACTTGTATGTAGTTAATAAATCCTGTGCCATTTGAGAAACAGGAACTTCATTGTCTGGGTAGTTCTCTGGATTATAACTCCAGTTACCACTGATTGCCTGATCAAAAAACTTTTGCATAATAGCAATAACTTTGATATATCCTTCATTAGAAGGCATATCCCACAAGAGTGTGTAGTTATTTTTCAAAGATCCATAAGACGGAACAATCTGCTTAAGAGGTCCTTTCTTTGACTTCTTAATGGACAGATAATCTCTTGGTGGTTCGATTCCGTTTGTGGCATTAGACACAACGGAACTGCTCTCCGATGGCATCTGTGCGGACAATGTGCTGTGTCTAAGTCCGTGTTCCACGATAGATGCTCTAAGAGATTCCCAATCATATTTGTACTGTGGTTCGACCAGTTCATCTACATCCTTCTTATATGTATCGATAGGAAGAATTCCAGTAGCATACTTAGTGAATCGGAAGTATTTACATGCACTTTTTTCCTTTGCAATCTCATTAGAAGACTTAAGTAAGTAGTATTGGAATGCTTCAGTTAGGTCATGAGTAAGAGTCAATGCTTCTTGAGAATCATACTTAGCACCGCTCTTTGCAAGGTAATGTGCAAATCCAATAAAACCAATACCCAAAGAACGACGATTTATAGTGCTGTTCCTTGCTGCAGTAATTGGATAGTCTTGATAATCAATCAACTCTTCTAGACCCCTCACAGCAAGGTCACAGAGAGACTCTAACTCATCCAAACGATTAATCTTACCAACGTTGATAGCAGAAAGAATACAGAGGGCAATTTCACCATCTTCAGTATCAATGTGATTTAGTGGTTTGGTAGGAAGTGTGATCTCTTGACACAAGTTACTCATCGTCACTTTATCCGTAAAGGAAGAGTGAGAATTACAATGGTCAATGTTCATGATATAGATTCTACCAGTCTCTGCTCTCTCCTTAAGAAGGTCTAAAATAAGTTTCTGAGCAGAAACAGTCTTCTTTTTAATATTAGGTTTGTTTTCATAACGAAGATATAGACTATCAAATCTAGGAGTACCAAATGCTTCATAAAGACCTGGTACATCATGAGGACTAAACAAAGTTATCTCACCATCTTCACAGAATCTTTCGTAAAAAAGTTTACTGAGTTGAATACTATAATCTAACTTACGAACTCTGTTATCTTGGGTTCCTTTATTGTTTTTTAGAACAAGTATATCTTCTATTTCTTGGTGCCAGATTGGGAAGTGGACAGTTGCTGATCCACCACGGATGCCATTTTGAGTGCAACATCTGACAGTTGCTTCAAACTTTTTGAGGAACGGTACAACACCTGTGTGTTGAACTTCTCCGCCCCTGATTTTACTGTTGATACCCCTGATCTTACCTGCGTTGATACCAATACCAGCCCTTTGAGCGACATAGCGACCGATGGCCATATCAGAACTAAAAATACTATCCAAGGTGTCGTCAACATCAACCAAAACGCAACTCGCAAATTGCCGAAGAGGAGTTCTAACACCTGCCATGACGGGCGTGGGGATGTTGATTTTATGTTTGGAAATGGCATCGTAGTATCTTTTGATGTAATCTAATCTATTTTCTTTATAATCTTTGAAGATAGTAATAGCGATTAGCATATACATGAACTGTGGAGTTTCATATAATGCACCACTACTTCTGTCTTGAACCAAATACTTATCAACTACCTGACGCAAACCAGCGTAAGTAAATAAGTTGTCACGGTCATGATCAATATAACTATCTAGTTCTTCAATCTCATCTAAAGTATAATCTAGTAACAAATCAGGATGATATACTCCCTTTTGTTGACAAGTGTTAATGTGTTGCTCAAGATTAGGAAG